CAAATATAACCGTGGATGGAGAGTCCTATGATCTTAATATGATCCGTGGGCTTATGACAGAGGACGGGGAACGTAACTTCACAGACGAAGACATTATCACCTTTATGAATAAGGGTGTATCTGTAGACTACAGCATTGATAGTGCAGGGGATGCCGCATTAGCAGGTGTAGGTAGCGGAGGTCTTGGTGTACTAGGCGCACCTGTAGATATAGTTAATTCTATTACCCGTGGGATAGAAGATGTTACTAGGGCAGGAGTTAATAAATTAGCTAGTATAAATGCTCCTGAAGGAGTAGATGATCCTAACTCCCCTAACTATGATCCAGACTTTTATTTAAGTAGAAATCCTGAAGATTTTATTTTCAGTAGTACTAAACCTTTTGGAGGTAAAGAGAGCATTGCTGAAGGATTGGAAACTACATACGCTCTTGTAGGCTCTGACTTTGAATACAAGTTAGATAAGATGGAGATACCTGAAGAGTATCGCTATGCTTATGTGATGGCAGAGATAGCGGCTGAGAATGCTCCTATCGTATTTGGTCTTCCTGTAGTAGCTGCTACTAAGGCAGGTAGTGGTAAGCCTGTTCATGCTTTCTGGGACGAGATAATTAAGGACCCTAAGAAGTTTGTAATAACAGAGAGTGCCGCTACTTCAGGTGGTGCAGCATTTGTTGGAATAGCTGAACAACAACAAGTAGAAAATCCCTACGCCAGAATGGGCATAGAATTTCTTGGTAACTTAGTAGGGGGAGCATCGGCACAGCCTAAAAGTATTTTAGAAACAGGTGTAAAAGGCGCACTTAAACTTCCTATAGTAGGGGCAGTACTTAAAGGTAAGAGTAAGTCTGCAGCCCGTATTGCTGCCTTCCAAGAATTAAAGAGAAGTTTAAATTCTACTCATAAAAATCTACTAAAAAAATCAGAGGAACTAAGACAAGAAGCTGCAAACGCACAAACTGCTTCGGAAAGGGATGCTTTTCTTCAACAGGCAGATGCCGCTGAAAACGAAGCAGGGCTTTATGAATTAAGTTTTGTGTTTAATACTATGGAAAAAGGCTATCGGGATATTTACCGTTTAGCAGAAGGTCAAGATATTGATCCTATAGATAGTGAAATATTTGCAGGTAACTTTGCAAACAATCCTGCAATAGTAGAGTTGCAAAAATACTTTTCTAATCAAGACAGTGTATTTGAAGCACAAGTTCTACAGAATGCCCAAGAGTCTATAGCATATATGCTATCGGCTGCAGAAGCTATGGCTAGAGGCGGCAACCCTGAAGCTGCCCAAGTTATGACTAACAACGCCTACCAACAGGCTGTTAATATGGTTATGATAGATGCCCAAGACAAAGCTCAAAAGCTATTGCAGGGGGTTAGAGGTAATGTAGATCAACAATCCGTAATAGATGCATCTGTACAAGCCCAGAAACTTATATCTGAAGCTAGGCAGAGTTGGAGTGGCATGGAAGACTATCTGTGGCAGACTATTCCAACAGACATAATGGTAGAGAATAATAAATTTATTGAAGAAATTAGAAGTATTTATTCTGGCCCAGATAGAGTTTTATTCAGTGAACAATCTGTAACTGGATCAGGCGAACTAGATGCTGTTCTTAGTAGATTAGGGAATGCAGATACAATATCTCTTGGGGACCTAAAACTAATTAGATCACAGTTATTACAATTAGCTAGAACTAGCAGTTCAGGGTTAAACCCAGACTTTAGAGCTTCTGGTATTTATAGTCGCCTAGCAAATTCTACACTCAAGGATATAACTGAAAGTAATATTCCTGATAATATTTTAGCAGAATTTAATCTAGCTAGAGCTTTTTCTAGTAGGCTACATGAAAGATTTGATACGGGCTTTAATGCGGAGTTACTTAATTTAACAGGTCAGGCAACTAGTGATTTAGCAATGACACCTGAAATGTCTCTTACCAGAGCATATGGTGGTGGTGGAATACAGGGTAAAGAAAATTTAGAGGATATGCAGGTTGCTGCTTCAGAAACTGATAAAGTAGAAGCGGCTATGACAGCTAAAAAGGTAGAGGATGATGCTGTAGCTGCAGGAATGGAAAAAGGCAGTGATGAAACTATAATAACTCCTGCCCCACCTTCTACGTCAGTAGTTCCTACCGAAGGTCCTATGCCTTATGCCCCACCTAATCAGACAGCATATCCATTTAAGCCTGTTCCTGAAAACCGTATGACCATAGACGAAGATGGGAATGTAGTTCCAGAGCCTAATCAGGGACAGCCTAGATTTAGAGATAATGATCCTAGAACTAGGACCCGTAACGATATATATCCACCAGAGGGATCAGAGACTGCAGACACACTCAACAATATGTTTGGGTTTAACAGGGGAAATTCTCCTGAAGTTGATCCCCCACAGGATTTGTCAGATGCAGAGATAAACTCTCAGGCAGATGAAATATATGGAGATGGTCCACCAGAGGAAGTTGTAGGTGGAGAAGTGGCAGTAGCAGATACGCCTACTCCTTTTGGTCCTGCAATGTCAGAGGCTCAAGAAACATTTTTAAGAAATCTAGTATATACAAAGTTACTGGATAGTAAGACTGTTAAAACACCAGAGGGGGATACTAAAACTCTTTTAACTCTTAGCCCCGAAAAAGTAAGACAGTGGAAACTTGATAATGAGGCATTACTTAGTCGCTTCCCAGACTTAGCTACCGACATTGATCTTGCTATAGATGCTAGAAGAGTAATGGATCGAATGGATTCAGAACTATCTGCAGTAGCGGAAGGTAATCTTTCTCAGAATATAAATGATATATTTACTGGCAATGTAAATAGATTAAACAGACTACAAGAATTAAAACAGGTTTCTTCTAGTGTAGCTAATCAAGGGGATAATGCTCCCAAGGCGGCTCTAAGAAATTCTATTATGGATTACATATTTAGAATATCAGAAAGACCCTCTGATCCATCAATAGATTACTTAGAAAAAGGATCACCTAACTTTCAGGCCATAGCTAAAAATTTACTAACTCCTATCAATGATCAGGGAATGACTTTACTTGATGCATTGGCATACAAGGACCCTAACAATCCTAATGATTATGCTATCCTGCAGCCAGATGAGATGGCAGCGGTAGCTAGGTTCTTGCAGGAAGGTATTAACATTGAAAATTCTTTACGCCCCAGAGCTACTCCAGAGGAAGTAATTACACCTACTAGTGATTTACAAACAAACCTTGCTAGGATTGTGGGTGCTAACATAGGTGCAGCCCTTGGAGATGGTGGGGCTTCATTGCAGACTGCCCAGATTGTCTCAGGACAGTTTAAGAAATTAGTTAGTTCACTACCTCTTGCCAACCAAAAGAAGGCTATGCAAGACTTACTTAAAAGCCCCAGAATACTTGTTGGTATGTATAAGAGGGACCCTTCAGTTAGACTTACTAGCTTTCAGGCATATAAAGAAAGTATCATTAGTCGATACAATGAGGCAGGGGTTAAAGGCGTTGCAGGTAAACTAGCTAAAGATGCTACTATGGGAGCAGTTAATGTTGTTGCTGATGGAATTACCAATACGCCTGTAAGTGCTAGACTTGGCGCTACTACAGGAGATAAAGGCCTACCAGATGATGCTGTAGTCCAGACTGAAGAAATGCTCTCTGAGGAAGAAGAATAAGTAAAGCCCCCACACTGCTACGGAAAACAATGCGAGGGCTTCAACCAACTAAGTGTCACTTCCTCATACCCGTGTTTGAAGTCGTGACGAGGTGACCAAACCTCATGCCCACAATATATAGTAGACCGCCCCCACCGTCAACAGATAGTGGGGGTTTTTCTTTAAAAACTTAGGTAATATCTACCATTTCACATACATCCCCAGAACACGCCATTGTCCTAGAACCTGCAGTGTTATCCTCTTGTTCGTAGAGGTCTAGCTCATCCCAATTAATGTCTTCTGGCATAGCCGCTAGAAGCTCATCATATTCTCTTTTAGTGACATTCTGGTATGGAGCCTGTTGATAGGTATGTTCCTCAAATGGTAGGAAGCTAACCCCAGACATTTCATCAAAGTGATCAAACACAAATGATCCCACAGATAGCCACTCATTAGGCTTGACGTTGATCGTGACGCTAGGCTTATGCTCACACCAATGCCTCTGATAAACTAGCCAAGTCTCTAGCTGTTGGATAGCTGAGAAGTCTTTAGTACACTTGGCTCCCACTGGGGCTTTCATTGGAAAGCTAAATACAGTTGTGTGATCTGGCTTCATAAAGTCAGGCTCACTGGGAATGCCCTGATCTATCATAAACTGAGTGAGAGGGTCTTTGTTATCTCCTCTAACTGTTCTGATATAAAAAGGTGAGTATCGTGGATGTAGGCCACTGGCACTATCCACTAGCTGAGATACAGTCCCTGATGGCTTCACACAAGTTATAGCAGTACTAGCAGGTATCTCTAGTCTCTCTGCCCACTCTTTATTTGTTTTGATAGCTAACTGCCTAAGATGGTTAAGGGTATTAGCCAAATCTTTATTTTCTACAGTTAGAAGGGGGTTGTCCATGATCCCAGTAAGGCTCACCCCAAGCAGACGCTCTTCCTCTGTATTATCTTTCCACGCTTTCCGTAAGTATGGAAAGTAAGTAAAGGTAGATTGAATAGTTCCTAAGATAGTAGCTAGTCGGACCTTCTTCTCTATAGCTGCAATATCGTCTGTAGCTCTTACTACTACTTCAGATAAATTACAGAACTGCATCGGCCTCAAGCTAATCTCAGAACATGGGTTGCAGCCAAACTCTTGATTAACATCCCGTCTTCCGCTTTGCTCTGCAATACGTCTACAGGCTTCTCTGTTGAAGATACCACGCTCACCGCTTCCGCTTTCTACTAGGGCAGTCCACTCTCTGATAAACGACAATGCATCAGGAGTTTCAGTATAGACTACGCTGTTGTTAGCCAAGGCTCTGTGTGGAGCATTCTCCCACCACTTACCTGATTTAGCATGACGCATTCTATCATCTGACAAATTAGATAGTGATATCATAGCTGAACGTCTTACACCGCCCATTACAATCACTTCGCCTATCTTACACATGATATCGTGGCATTCGATAGAGGACAGCTTACGTCCTTGAGCATTCTTAAATGTGGCAATACTAAAGTTAAACAAATCTACTAGTGGGGCAGGGCCACTGGCTCTACCACCAAACGTCTTTAGTCTAGACCCTGCAGGTCTTACTTTAGATACATCCCACTGAGGTATCTCACCTGCCCATAATAAAGCTAGGATTTGTCTAAAGCCTTTCGCCCATCCACGTTTACTGTCTTGTATGACCACTGTAGTATCTGACGCAAATAGGTTCTCAGGCACTTCAGGAAGTTTATGCACATACTGACGCTCTACGCTGAAGCCTACGCCTGTCCCGTTGAGAAGTATATACATAGCTTCATCAAAGGCTTTAGGATCATCTACTGGTAAGTAAGAACAGTTATACATACAGGTATTATCTCTTTCAGCCGCAGGTCCTGCAGTCATAAGTGATCTCATAGAGGGCATTATACTTAGGCCAAGGATAGCATCCCGTATATCATCCACATAGGAGTCACTGCCTATTAGAGGTCGAACTACGTGGTCCATATACCTCTCTACGGTTTCACTCCAAGTTTCCCTTCGCTTCTCATCATCTAGCCACCTTGCATAGCGAGAAGTGGCTATAAAGGTTTGGTAATCAGTTGGTAAGTAATTGTTCATCTTCTTCTCATTAGGTAAGGGGTCTAAACCAAAATACTCTCTTTGAGCATTGGTATAGGCCATTGCTTCGATATCGTCCCGTGATATCATTTTAATTTAGTCTTGATTATATTTAGAATCTTTCTCCAGAATGGAGATAAGTCGGTCTATGTACCATCTGCATTTATATAAGTCTTGCAGAGCTTTTTCCTTGTAGGGCCACCGCCACAAGTATTTAAAGGCTGACTGCCAACAGTATGCAGCATGGCCTGAAATATCTGATCCTTTAGTCATAGCTTCCATAGCATCAATGCATTCTATAGAAGAATTGTTATTATAGTGAGGAGGGTTTTCCACCATGTCTATGCCAAACGTAGTGCCTTCCATAGTAAGAGTTAAATCATCTTTGTTAATGTGAGGTATGCTCATCAGTGTATCCTGTTCTTAGGTTTAAATTTAATAACTTTATCTTTATCTTTATTTTCTTCTATTGCGTCCATGAGAGCTTGATCTGGTTCAAACTCAATATCTATCTCTCCATTGCTTACAGGTATGGCTAAATCCTCAATGTCTTCGCCCATAATTGCTCTTGAAATATTAGATAATTGTCTAAGCATATTTCCTGTAACAGCAAAGCCTTCCATATTTATTTTAAGGTCGTGTACTATTCCATTTAAAGTATCCAGATAGAACATGAGAGCTTCTTCATGGTTCTCTAAATCTAAATTATGTCCCACTTGTATATCCACAGCTTCCGTATGCGGATTAACAAATAATTCTAGCCGTAGGCTATTCTTTACTAACTCGTCTGCCACTCTATTTACCTTTCTTATGCAAACTAAAGAAATGCTCTGCATCCACAACTACAAGTGGCTTCTTTCTGTCTGCTTTTAGTACTACTAAAGGTTCCGCTTTCTGTGGGCAGTTCTCAATAGCTTGATCCATTAATTTATACACCGCAAAGTGTTTGTATGCCTTACACTCAATAGAATAAGGAAATAGTTTACGGGCAGCAGGGCTGAGTTGTACGTCCTCACCACCTGCCCCCATAGATGTACTACGGCAATCATCAGGCTCAAGTTTTGGGAATATAGATAATATCTTATCCCTGACCCATTG